GCCAGGGCCAGCCCGACGACTCCTATCTCGAAGTCGAGACCATGTACTCGCTTATGGGCCTGCTGCGGGCGATGCGGTCCTTCGTGCAGACCACCTTCAACGGCTCCAAGCTGGCCGCCGACGGGACCCGGCCGCCGCCGCCGGGCGTCACCACGCCCGGCCTGATCAAGGCGGCGATCGTCGCCTGGTACGTGGGCCAGGTGCTGCAGGGCAACGCCCAGCAGGCCGACGCCTTCGCCGCCGGCCTGATCGTGCAGCTGAACGCCGCCAGCCCCAGCCGGGTCGACATCCTGTTCGACCCGACGCTCATTCAGCAGCTGCGCACGCTCGCGGTGCTGACCCAGTTCCGCCTCAACTAGCGGCCGCCCGGACGCGCCGGCGGCGTCTCCGATTCCTGAAAACCCCACGAAATTTCGGAGGAGCGCCTGAATGGCCGCGTCCAGCAACAACCGCACGGCCGGCGTCGCCGTCCTGCAGATCGACGGTTCGACCTATCCGGTGATCGGCGAGCTGACCTACCGCTGCGCCGAGATGACCGTGACCACGCTGAAGGGCCAGTCCGGGATCCACGGCACCCAGGAGATGCCGCAGACCGGCATGATCAAGGCCAAGGTCCGCGATACCGGCGACTTCTCCACGGCCCAGCTGAACGCCCTGCGCAACGCTTCGGTCGTCGGCCAGCTCGCCAACGGCAAGGTGGTGTCCGGATCGCCCATGTGGCGCAGCGGCGAGCCGGTCGAGGTCAACACCGAGGACGGGTCCTTCGAAATCACCTTCGAAGGCCAGAGCGTAACGGAGAGCTGAGCCTTGGCCACCCAGGAAGAAATCGACGCGCTCCCCGACGAGCTTGCGGTGCCGCTGCGCAAGCCGATCAAGGTCGGCGAGCAGGAATATCTGTCGCTGACCTTCCACGAGCCCACAGCGGGCCAGCTGAAGGAGGCCGGGCGGCACGACGCCGGTGTCGGCACCGTGGTGCTGCTGGCGGCGATGGCCGGCGTCATCCCGCTGGTGATCGACAAGCTGCCGGCGCGCGAATTCAAGAGGGCCGCGGCGTTCGCCGAGAGTTTTATGCAAGACGCCCAGCCGACTGGCGCGGACGCCTGATCGCGCTCGGCGTCTTCTACCCCTGGGCCGCGCCCTCGGAACTCGACCGGCTGACCTGGTCCGAACTCGACGACTACCACGCCGTGATGACCGCGCTGCTCAAGGCGCGCGCCAAAGGGAGGTGAGGGCGGATGTCGAACGTCTTCACCATCACCATCACCGCGATCGACAAGGCCACCGCGGTCATGCGCGGCATCAACCAGTCGGTCGCCAAGATGACCGCGCCGGTGACCCGCCTGAAGGACTCGATCCGGTCGTTCGAGCGCGAGGCCGGCCTCGACAAGGTCGGCGCCGGCTTCAAGAAGATCGGCGGCTTCGCCAAGGACGCCTTCGGCGCGCTCGGCCGTTTCGGCGGCGGCCTGGCCGCCGTCACCTCGATCGGCAGCATCGCCGGCGTCGCCGCCCTGGTCTCCAGCTGGTCGAAGCTCGGCTTCGGCATCGACGTGGCCGCCAAGCGCATCGGCGTCTCCACCGACTTCCTGCAGCAGAACCGCATCGCGCTGGCCAAGTACGGCGCCGACGCGGCGACCGCAGACGCCTCGCTGCAGGGGCTTAACGACACCTTCGAAAATGCCAAGTTCGGCCGCGCCCCTGGCGCCCTCGGGGTGATGCGGCAGATCGGCATCGACTACAACGTGACCGATCCGCGAAAGCAGATGCTGGAGGTCGCCGCCGCGCTGCAGAAGTACGCCAACGACCCCATCAAGCAGCGCGTCATCCTCGAGCAGCTGCACATCGGCGGCCCGCTCGCCGACGAGCTGATCGCCGGGCCGAAGGCCCTGGAAAAGGCCTGGGACGACGCCGCCAGGAGCGGCGCGGTGATGACCGCCGCGCAGATCGCCAGCGCCAAGGCCGCCAAGGGCGCGGTCGATCGGCTCATCGTCGACTGGATGGCGCTGCAGAACGGCATTCTTGGCTCTGGCCAGGCCCTGGCCGCGTTCAACGCCATCAGTCTCGCGCTCAACCCATCCGACAAGGAGGCGCAGAAGTTCGCCGCCGTCCACAAGCGCAACCTGGCCGCGTTTCTCATTGACTGGGCGGCGATCGGCATCCTCGGGCCGGAAGCCCTCCCGATCCTGAAGACGATCAACCAGGGCGCGGAAGCGTTGGTCAACGGCTTGGCGGGCGCGGCCGAGTCCGGCTGGGGCGCCGTGGTTTCGTTCTTCTCCAACATCTGGAAGCAGATCGTCGCGGTGTTTCACGCCGGCGCCGACCTGGTGCTTGGCGAGCTGGCCCGCATCCCCGGGTTTTCCGCCATCGTCGTCGCCACCAAGATTGTCGATGCGGTCGTCCATGGGGGAAAGGCCGCCGCCCAGGCGGTGGAATCGACCGCCGGCGAGGCCGCCAAGGCCGGGGCCGACTGGACCGCCCGCGCTGGCCACGACGTCGCCGCCGCCTTCGCCGTGAAGCGCAACAACCCTGGCAACATCCGGCCGCCCGACGGCCGGGGCTTCCTGACCTTCCCGACGCTGACCGCCGGCATCGTCGGCCTGGCGCGGCAGCTGCAGATCTACCAGGACCGGCACAGGCTGAACACGGTCGCCGGCATCGTCACCCGCTACGAGGGCGGCCCGGCCAACACCGACCACAACGACATCGCCGGCTACATCCGCCACGTCAGCACCTGGACCGGCTTCGACCCGAACCGGAAGCTCGACCTGCACGATCCGAAGACGCTGGCCACGCTCGAGGCGGCGATGATCCGCCAGGAGCAGGGCCGGGCGGTGCTGAACGTTGGCGACGTGCTGGCGGCGATCGGCGGCTCGACGGCCGAGGCGGCGACTCCCGCTCCCGCCGCCGCGGCCGCGCAAGGTCACGTCCAGGTCGACGTGCGCGTCAGGCACGACGGCCACTCGGCGACGGCGCGCACCCGGACGTCGGGGGGTGTCGGCGCCACGGCCCGGGTCGAGACCAGCCTGCATCACGTCCCGGCCTGATGAGCACCGGCAGCGACTTCATCGCCAGCCTGTCGCCGGCGTCGTTCCGCGGCGTGCCCTTCGGCGTGACCGAGTCGAAGAAGACCTTCGGCCGCCGCACCGCGCCGCATGAATATCCCTTCCGCGACACCCAGTGGGACGAGGACCTGGGCCGCCGGCCGCGGCTGATCCAGATCCAGGGCTTCCTGGTCTCCAACTCGCTGATCTACGGCGGCGGCGACGTCCTTGGCCAGGAGCAGAAGCTCATCGCCGCGGCCGAGACCGCCGGGCCGGGCAAGCTGGTTCATCCGACGCTCGGCGAGCTGAACGTCACCTGCCACGCCTGCGTCACCGGCGATTCGCTGACCGCCGGCGTCATCACCGTCGATTTCGACTTCTACGAGGCCGGCGAGAAGATCTTCCCGTCGATCGCCGCGGCCAGCGGCGCGGCGGTCGCCAGCGCCGCCGGCGGCGCCGACGCGGCCGCTTCCGGCGACCTGTCCATGACCATGGCCGGCCTGCTGTCGGTCGGCCCGTCGGCGCTGGCCGCCTCGATCGCCGCCATCGCCAGCTGGACCGCGCCCTTCACCCGCCTGGCCCTGGACGCCACCAGCCTGTTCAACCTGGCCAGCCAGCTGCCCGGCGCGTTCGGCCGCTTCTTCAACGGCCGCAACCTCGGCGGCCTGGTCGCCGGCGTGACCACCGTCTTCGCCCCCGACACGACGCTCGATCAGCTGATCGCCACGGCGGCAGGGGTGCGCAGCGCGGTCGGCGCGGCGATCGGCGTGGCCGTGAGCGTCGGCGACAATCTCGGCCTGGGGGACTCGAACAACAGTCCGGCAGACCTGGCCGCGGCCGCCCAGGCTTTGTGCGCCAGCCTGCTCGCCTCGACCACCGACCCCGCCGACGGCATACGCCTGCTGGCCGAGGTCGCCGGCTTCACCCCGCCGAGCATGGTCTCGATGACCCCGGCCGGCGCGGCGATCGGCGACCTGTTCCGCCGCGCCGCGGTGGTGGCGATCGCCCGGGCATCGGCGACCTACCAGCCGTGGTCATACGACGACGCGGTCAGCCTGCGCACCGCCGTCGCCGGCTATATCGACGCCGAGATCCAGGTCGCCGGCGACGAGGGCGACGACGCCTCATTCACGGCGCTGAGCGCGCTCCGCGTCGCCGTCGTCCAGGACCTGACCACCCGCGGCGCGACACTGGCCCGCATGACCGCGGTGACCTCGCCGGAGCCTGAGCCCGCGCTCGCGCTCGCCCAGCGCCTCTACCGCGACCCCAGCCGCGCCGACCAGCTGGTCACCGAGGCCCAGCCTGTGCATCCGCTATTCATGCCGACAAGCTTCCAGGCGCTGGCCGCCTGACGCCTTGCGGAGCGCGGATGTCTGACGATCTGACGCTCACGGTCAACGGCGAATCCTTGTCCGGCTGGACCGAGGTGCGGGTGACGCGCGGAATCGAGCGCTGCCCGTCCGACTTCGACATCCTGATGACCGACCTCGCGCCCGGCGACGCCACCGGCCACGTGGTCGCCGCCGGCGACCCCTGCACGGTGTCGCTCGGGGCCGACCTGGTCCTGACCGGCTATGTCGACAAGGTCGAGCCGTCCTACGATTCCGGCCGCCACGAGATTCGCGTCTCCGGCCGCGGCAAATGCCAGGACCTGGTCGACTGCTCCGCTGAGTGGCCGGGCGGCCAGATCTCCGGCGTCGACGCGCTGCAGATCGCCCAGGACCTGGCGACGCCCTACGGCATCGACGTGCAGCTGCTTGGGCCCGACAGCGGCAAGACCATTCCGCAGTTCAACCTGATGCTGGGCGAGACCGCCTACGAGATCATCGAGCGGGTCTGCCGCTTCGCCGGCTTCCTCTGCTACGAGGACGCCTACGGCAACCTGGTCCTGGCCCGGGCCTCGACGGTGTCCGCCGCAAGCGGGTTCACCGAAGGCAAGAACATCCTGTCGGGCGCCGCGGCCTATTCGGTCGACCAGCAGTACAGCGAATACGATTGCTTTCTGATGGCGATGGATGTGCTCAGCGACATAGGCGAGGGCGGCAACCTCGTGTTTTCGCTCACCAACCCCGATATCGCCCGCCATCGGAAACTCTACATCATCGCCGACGCCGGATCCGGCGGTCTTCAGCTCGCCCAGGACCGCGCGACCTGGGAGGGTCAGCGCCGACGCGGCCGCGGATTACAGCTCACGCTCACGGTCGATTCCTGGCGCGATAGCGCCGGCAAGCTCTGGGAGCCCAACACCACCGCGCCGGTGTCGGTCCCGAACCTGCACTGGACGCGAACCGACCCGCCTCTGATCGGCTCGGTCTCCTTCATGCGCGACGCCAAGGGCACCCGGGCCGAAGTGGTGTTGATGCCGCCAGAGGCCTTCACGCTTGAGCCGATCCTGCTGCAGCCGATCGTCCCTGACCTCAACCAGGCGCCGCCGCCGAGCCCGGGAAGCAACCAGACCGGCGGCTCGCCCGCCGCCGGCGGCGCAAACCAGGTCGGCGGCTGATGCAGACCGCGATCCGCCGCCTCTACCAGCGGACCATGGCGATGGTCGGCCGCGGGCGCATCACCACGGTCGACGACAGCGGCCCGGTGCAGCTGGTCCAGGTCGACTTAGGCCCGAAGGGGGAGAACGGCTCGCTGCAGGTCCGCGACAAGACGCCGGTGCTGGCGCTGTTCGGCCTGGCCTCGAACCCGCCGGCGAAGACCGACGCCATCCTGCTCTCGCTCGGCGGCGACCTGAACAAGAGCGTGATCATTGGCCATGGCCACCAGACCTACCGGCTGAAGAACCTCGGAGCGGGCGACGTCGCCCTCTACGACGTCCGCGGGGCCTATGCCTGGTTCAAGCCTGGCGGCCTGGTCATCGACGCCGCCGGCGGCAACGTCACCATCCAGAACGCCGCGGCGGTTACGGTCACTGCGTCGGGCGACTGCACGGTCAACGCCGCGGCCGCGACCGTGAACGCGCCGACCACCATCAACGGCGACCTGACGGTCAACGGCGCGGTCGCCGCCACCGGCGACGTCACCGCCGGCGCGGTCAGCCTGAAAGAACACGTGCACGGCGGCGTCACGGCCGGCGCGGCCGACACCACCCCGCCGCTCTGATCCACTGGAGGCCGCATGGCCGACCTGCAGATGGTCTGGGACGCCGACAACGGGCGTTGCGACCTGGTCTTCGCCGCGCCCGACCTGGTGACCGGCGGCGACCTCGAGACGGCGGTGCTGATCAGCCTGTTCACCGATCGGACCGCCGATCCGGCCGATGTCATTCCCGATGGCTCGACGGATCCGCGCGGCTGGTGGGGCGATGAATTCGCCGACCGGCCGATCGGCTCCAAGCTCTGGCTGCTTGAGCGGGCGAAGGGCGGCCCGGAGCTGCCGAAGCGGGTGCGCGACTACATCGCCGACGCGCTGAAGTGGCTGACCGACGACAAGGTCTGCGCCTCCGTCGACGTGGCCGCCGCCTGGATCTCGCCCTCGGCGATCGGCGCGGTGATCACGCTTCACCGCCAGGGCCAGCCGCCGGTGGTGCTGAACTATCCCAACGTCTGGGCGGGGGTGAGCTGACATGCCCTTTCCGCGCCCGACCCTGACCCAGCTGGTCAACCAGGACGCCGCCGACTTCTCCACCAACCTGCCGGGCGCCGACGCCCTGCTGCGCTTCTCGGTGGTCGGCGTCTTCGGCCGGGTGATCGCCGGCCTGGTCAACCTGTTCTTCGGCTACCTGGACTATATCGCCAAACAGTCGACGCCGTTCACCGCCATCGGCGAGGCGCTGGCCGGCTGGGGCGGCCTGAAGGCCATCGTGCTCGAGGACGCCGCCAAGGCGACCGGCACGCTCACCTTCACCGGCGCCGAGGATCGGCCGCTGGCGGCCGGCGTCCCGGTGATCCGCGGCGACAACGTCGCCTACGTCACCACCGGCTCCGGCACGGTCGGCGTCGGGCTGACGGTCACCGTGCCGGCTATCGCGGTCGCCGCCGGCGCGGCAGGCAACTGCGACGAAGGCGTCGGCATGACGCTGGGCGCCTCGGTCGCCGGGGTCAATTCCAGCGGCGTCGCGGCCAGCGCCTTCACCGGCGGCGTCGACATCGAGACCCAGGACAGCTTCCGCGGCCGCATCCTGCAGGCCTTCGCCAACCCGCCGCAAGGCGGCGACGCCGAGGACTACGTCACCTGGGCGCTGCAGCTCGCCGGCGTCACGCGCGCCTGGCCGGTGCCGCTGGAGAACGGCGCGGGGACGGCCAGCGTCTATTTCATGATGGACGCCGCCGAGGCCGACCATGCCGGCTTTCCGCAGGGATCCAACGGCGTCGCGAGCCACGAGACCCGCGACGCTCCGGCGACCGGCGACCAGCTGGCGCTCGCCAACCACCTCTATCCGCTCCGGCCGGTCACGGCCCTGGTCTACGCCAAGGCCCCGACCGCCAACCCGGTCGCCTTCACCATCACCGGCCTGACCGGCCTGGCCGCGCTCCAGGCCTCGGTCGAGTCGGCGATCGCCCAGGTGATGCTGGTCTCCGGCTCCCCGGGCGGGACCGTCGACCCGTCCGGCGCGGCCAATCCGCCGGTCGACCTCTCGGCCATCGAGGCGGCGATCGCGGCGATCGCCGGCACGGCCGGTTTCGTCATCACCGCGGTCAGCTGCCCGCACGGGGCGGTCAGCCCGGGCAGCGACGGCAACATCACGCCCAACGCCGGCTACCTCTCGACGCTGGGCGTCGTCACCTTCCCATGAGCACCCAGCCGTTCTCGCTGCTCGACTATCTCGCCGGGACCTTGCGCCTGCTGCCGCGCGGCCGCGCCTGGCCGCGCGACCCTGACACCGTGCTGGCCCGGCTGGTGGCCGCGATCACCGGGGCCTTCCAGCGCGCCGACGCTGCGGCCTGCGCGCTCCTGAAGGACGCCTTCCCGGCCACCGCCGTCAACCTGCTGCCGGAATGGGAGGCCAGCCTCGGCCTGCCGGACCCGTGCCTGGGCCCGGCGCCGACCATCGCCGCGCGCCAGGGCCAGGTGGTCGCGCGGCTGACCAACACCGGCGGCCAGTCCGTGCCGTTCTTCGTCGCCTACGCGCTGGCGCTGGGCTTCGTCATCACCATCACCGAGTTCACCGGCTCGGTCACCCTGGCCAACACCTGGCGGGTGAACGTGTTCGGGGTCTCGACCGAGCATTTCGAGGCCGGCTCCTTCGCCGGCGACTACCTCTCGGTGGTCTCCTCGGCCGCCGACGTGCTCGAGTGCGAGTTCAAGCGCCTGAAGCCGGCCCACACCATCCTGACCTGGCAGTTCCTGCCCGGCGTCTTCCCGTCGCTGGATTTCAGCAAGCCGAGCAACAGCATGTACCTGGGGGCGATTTAGATGCCGGCTGGACAGATCACGATCAGCGTCCTGGACTCCGCCGGCAACGCCCAGGCGATCCGGGTCTGGTCGGACACCGGCCTGCTGGCCGGCAACCTGAGCTTCATCCAGACCACCTCCGAGCTGCCGCGCACGCCGGCGGCGGCCGGCAACACCACCGTCACCGCCGGCGGCACGGCGGTGATCGCGGTCTCGGGCCCTATCGGCGGCGGCTACATCACCAATGGCGCCACACTCGCCGCCCAGGGCAACATCGCCGCGGCCGAGAACCTCTATGTCGACCCGGTCGGCGCGCCGGGCAGCACCGACCTCCTGGCCAACGGCACGACGACGGCGCTGCAACCCGGACAGACCTACCAGCTGCCGGCGCTGGCCCCAGGGGTGAACGTCAAGGTCAACGCCGCCACCTCCGGCCACAAGTTCTCGGCGGTGGTCTGGCCATGAGGCGCCTCTTCCGGCTGCTCATCCTCCTGGCGCTGGCGCCGGGCCTGGCGCTCGCCGCCGGGCCGGGGCCCGCGCCGATCACCGTGCCGGTCACCGCGCCGAACGGCGGCACCGGCAAGACCACGCTCACCGCCCATGGCGTGTTGATCGGCGAGGGCACGGCCGCCGTCGCCATCACCTCCGCCGGCGCCTCCGGCCAGGTGCTGGAGAGCGGCGGCGCCTCGGCCGACCCGACTTGGGCTTCGATCAGCGGCTCCGGCACGGTCACCTCGGTGACCGCCGGGACCTGCCTCGCCGGCGGCACCTTCACCACGTCGGGCACGATCTCGATCAGCGGCGGCCTGACGGTGGCCTGCGGCGGCACGGGCGCCACCAGCGCCAGCGGCACGGCGCTCGACAACATCAGCGGCATTTCCTGCACCGGCGTCATCGTGCGCACCGGATCGGCGACCTACGCCTGCGACGCCATCGGCCAGTCCTCCGGCCAGGTCGCCGCCGGCAACGACAGCCGCTTCTCCGGCCTGACCCAGGCGATCAAGAGCGCCGCCTACACCACGGTGCTCGGCGACTGCGGCACGCAGCTCTATCACCCGAGCTCGGACACCACGGCGCGGACGCTGACCATCGCCTCCAACGCCTCGGTGGCCGCGCCGGTCGGCTGCAAGATCGACCTGGTCAACGATTGCTCCGCCGGCGTCTGGACCATCGCCATCACCACCGACACCCTGGTTTGGTTCACCGCCGGCTCGACCGGTTCGCGCGCCCTGCAGGCCTGCGGCGAAGCGACCCTTACCAAGGTCGCTGCGACCCGCTGGGTGGTCACCGGCGCCGGCCTCAGCCTCGCCGCGCCGCTCGACCTGCCCTGGACGGCCAACGACAACACCGCCCCGCTGTGGACCGCCTACGGATGATCCGCCGCCTGATCGGCCGGCTGGCGAGCCTGGCGCTCGCCTTCAGCCCCGTCCTCGCCGACGCCCAGGCGATCCTGATCGGGGCGACCTACAACCAGCTCGCCGCGCCGACCTGCTCGGGCGCCTCGACCACGGTCGCGGCCAACTCCTCGAGCAACCCGCTCAGCCTCAGCCTCGGCGGCGGCGCGGCCGCCAGCGTCGCGGTCGCCTCCGGCCCCAGCCACGGCTCGGCGACGCCGTCCGGCACAGCGATCTACTACACGCCCACCGGCGGCTATTCGGGTTCCGACAGCCTCACCTACACCGCGACCAACGCGACCGGGACCTGCAGCCCGGCGGCGACCGCCTCGATCACGGTCAGCCCGCCGCCGTTCACCCCGGTCACCGACACCTATAATTCGGGCAGCGGCACGGAGACCGCGCCCACCGGCGCAAGCAACGTCGTCATCTCGGTTGTCGCCGCCGGCGGCTCGCCGAATATGCCGTGCAG